TTTTTTTTATTTATTTTTATTAGTTGTTCTATTATTAAAAACAACTTTTTTGTTTATTATTAAATTTATTTATTATAATTGTTTTAATAACAATTTTTAGAAGTTCCTCCATTATCGCCAGAAGTATTACCAAATGACCATCCACCATAACTTCTTCTTTTAGTAGACTGGGTTTCCTCCTTATTATATAAAGGGAATAACGAAGTATTAGCTTCTATAAATTTAAAGTAACCTACTTTATAAGACTCGTATTGCTTTTCCTGTGCTTTTACTAGATAGTCAACCTCATCTTTACTTATACTCTCTGCATCACTCCCTGTAGCCTTATAGATACCACTATTACCAATATTGTAAGCACCATAGGAGAAATAGTAAGCAGTACTTAAATGAATAAGCATAGGCTTTACATAGTCCTCATATAATGTTTCGTATTCATCTGTTAAATTATCAGTCTTAAACTTCTCTACTAATTCTGCATAGAAAGCTTCTCCTAGTAATGGTTTAATAGCAGTTATTTGTGCTGACTTAATAGCAGGAATTAACCTACTAATTTCAACATTACCACCAATAGGTGTGTTTTTAGTTATATCATCTTCTTTTAAAAGTAATGTAGCCATATTATTTATTTGTTTTATTTAGGTTCTTTTATTTCTTCATCTTGTTTTAATTCTTCAAAATCCTCAAATTCTAATTTTACATCAGGATAACCTATCTTTAAAATATTTTCTAATCCTTCTAATATAATATTACGTATAGGATTAATTTGATTTCTATATAAGGTCTTTAAAGCTGTTACCATTTCATCAGAATCACTAGAGAATCCAGTATTTGTTACTTGTCCAAATAAACTAGGAGAAGTTACCTTATTAGCTAAAAGTATTTTAGAGTTAGCTTCTTTAGATAAAAATTCAAACTGTTGGTAAGCATCTGTAATTTCAATACTATCTACAGTAGTTGCTGAATCCTTATCTTTATTAAATGATACTATAATCTCACCAGCATTATTACTACCAGTAAGTTTATTTTTAAATGTTCTTTCTGCATCTTCTTCAGCTTCTTCACTAACAGATTCTCCTTGGTTTACATTAATAATCTTCCCTGCTGAAAAGTTATTCTTTATATGTTTTCTTAGGTAATTACTAACCTCTTCTTCAATCTGTGCATATTGTAGTCCTGAAAAGTAATCAGGTAATGCAAATATAGGCTGTGGAGAATGTCCTTTTAAGTAATAAATCTCTGTCTCTCTTTCTTGTCCTTTACCAAAAGAAGGTTTTAATTGAGGTCTAAATTTACTTCTAAGTTTCCAGTCAAAACTAAACCAAAAAGCTAATGGGTCTTCCATCATATCATCTGGTCTATCAACTGCAACTTGTCTAGCAGGAATACTATGTATCTTAGTAACCTTTACTTCTCCTGCCTTATTGTAAATGACCTGTAAAGGACTATTTCTCTGTAGTTTGTATTCATGTACTAACATATTTATATCCTCCTTAGAGAGTATCTTATCAAGCTTCTCTTGGGTAATCCCTTCAACTGCTTTTAAGCCATCCCCTACTATATAATTTACATATCCATCTATAACTGCTTGTAGTGTAGGAGAACCTAAATAAGCATTCTCTACGATTGTAAAGAAGTTATTATCTGGGCCATTAGTTAAGAATTTGTTTCCAATTTGTAGTAAACTCTGGGGGTCTATACGAATATATGAATTTAGTTCTAATACTTGTACGCTATCTTTTTTCATATCTATTTTTATTTTATGCTTCAATTATGCCTGACTCTTCGTCTTCATCAAAGGATTTAAATTCTTGTATGTTTGTTTCAGTTGTTGAGAAGAGTCTACCTCTCCAAATTAGAGTATCTGTATCTACTTGTTTTAAGTCTACAAGGTAACTCTTATCATCTTCAAATTCATAGTCTATATATATGTCTTGTCTCCCTCTATCTCCAAAAGAAGTATATATATCTTCTACTACAGTTTCATCAGACATTTCATCATATATACTAATGGTTACTACATCCATGTAAACTCTAGGATATAAAGATAGTTTAAAGAAGTCTCCTTCTATTAATACATTATCATCATTCTCAACTTCACTAATAGTAAGGTCAGAGTTCAGATATATATTTTTTCTATCGTTTAAATTAATTACTAACATATTTATTATTTATTCTAAAAACAATCAAATTAAAAAAGACCCAACTAATTAAAGTTGAGTCTCTGTTAATTACACTTCAAAGTAGTTCAAAGTAGTTCAAACTAGTTCAAAGTAGTATAAATTGATATTAAACTACCACTACTGCTGCTTTAAGTGCAGTAATTGTATCAGCATCTAAAAAGTATGCTGGTTGTGCTTCTTGGGAAATTCCTTCCATTGTATAAGAGTTAGCACCATCCATTTCTCCTGCAATAGCAGCAGTATTGTTAAACTCAACTCCTCTACGTAAGCCAATTGCAATAATGTCTCCACCATTGGTCTCTGCAAATACTATAGGTCTTCCCCATACCATTTGTCTTAACTGAAAAGACTTCTTAGCTGTAATCTTCGTAAAGACTGCTGCTAGAGTTCCGTTAAAAGTTGTAGTACCAGTATCTCTACTAGAACTAGAAGGTTCTGAATAAGTATTACCTACATTTTTAAGAGGAAATTTATATACCTCAAATCCTTCTGGTAATCCTGTTAAGAGAATCCCATCTGTTTCATCTTCTGTAGTGGTAAAGTCATAGTCCTCAAAATTTGCTACATATAAGGCTTTAAAACCTGCTGTTGCGTTTAAGTCTTCTACTCCGATTCCACTTGTTATATCACTTGTTGCCATAATTATTTATTTGTTTTGAATAAGAAACCCCCTCTTTTATTTAGAGAGGGTTCTAGATTTATATATTAAAAATTCTATTTGATTTATGCGAAATCACCGTACCATACTATCTCTTCTGCAAAACTAAATCCTGCACCCATTTCTAGGACAACTTTAGTTCTAATAGTTCCTGATAAATCACTTTCATCCATATCTTTAACAGATACTTGATTTAAGTCAGATTCTAAACCTGTAAGGAAACCTACATTCTTAACTCTATAGATAAGAATTTGGTCACCAGCGATAGCACCAACACTTTCCATTCTAAGTCCTAAGAAATCTAATTCCTTATCTCCTACAGTTGTATTTAAACCTTGTGCAGCAACTGCTTGCTTGTAAAGTTTAAGTACTTTCTTAGATGTAACCATAACTAAGTCTTCATCATCCATAACTGAATCAAGGATTGCATCATAAGCTGACTCTACTTCAGTAACTACATTACTTTTAGTAATAGTCTCATTTTGTACCTCAATAGCATTACCATCTGCGGTAAGTTTAGCTAAGATACCTAATGTTGGGTGATTCCAGATAAAGTCATCTACTTTAGCACCTAAGTTTTCTACGATTGCCATAAGGATAGCTGATTGAATATCTTGTGGGATATCATTAGCTGCACCAAATAAACCTGCAGATTGTGCTTGAAATGTTTGATGAAATTCATCCTTACATAATTCATGGTCAATCTTAAATTTCTTCATAGTAACAGTTACGTCATCGTAAGTTACTTCACCTGAAGGTGTAAAACCACAAGCATAATCTTGAAGTTCTGCTGAGTAAGATAATCTTGGTAGAAAACCTGTTCCAATGTTATTTGGAAGAACAGTTACTACATTTTTCATAATTGAATCAGACTTTTTAAATGCTTCCACAAAGATTTCTCCTGCTAATGCACCACTATATCCTGAATTTACATTTGTTGTTGTTGCCATTTTGTTTTTCTTTTTTTGTTATTTATTTATTTATTTACTTCTTGAAATTCTACTTAAAACATCTAAGGTACTCTCTGCATCTCTAGACTTTAAATTAACTTCTGCTTTAAACTTTCCAGTATTAGGAGTTTCCTCTAACTGTTCTTTTAATTTTAAAATCTCTAAATCTTTTGCTTCAGCTTCAGACTTAAATGACTTAATTTCTTCTAAAAACAACTTCTCAAATTTAGACTTGACATCTTTAGATTCTTCAGCCATATTCAAAGCAACTGTAATTTTTTCTTCATCTGACATATTGTACTTCTCAGCTAGAATTTTACTAATATCTGGGTCTTTATCAATCATATCAAATAATTCTTTCTTCTGGTCTTCCATAGACATATCTTCATCTACTTCTTCCTCTTCCTCAGCATCTACTTCTACAACATCAGAAATAAGTCCTTCTTCATCTGTCTTATAAGTCATTCCCTCATATACAAATTCAGAATCAGAGATAACTTCTTCACCTCTCATAACTTTATTACCAACTTCTAAAGCTTCAACCTCTAAGGCTTCTCCTTCTTCTTGTGGAATAGAAACCATTTTGATTTCTTCTTTGTCTTCATCTTTTTTACTTTCCATAAAATTCATGAATTGCTTTACATAATCTTTCATACTATTTTCTATTTTTGTTTGTAAACTTATTTCTTCTGAAAACAACATCTTCTCCATAGATAGGTAACTATCAATAGACATTCCTTTTGCTTTACCTGTTTCAACGTATTCATCCCAGTCCTTATCACTTAGTTTCATTATAACACACCAAGTACCTACAGGTAGTCCTTCAAAGCCTAGTGCAAATGCTTTATCTTTAGTTGCATCACTTATAATCCATGATTCTACAATAACACTAGACTCTACTTTTTCCTTTTGATTGTGGTCAAACCAGTTATTCTTATTAAACCCCTCTTGTTTAAAAAAATTATGTGCTAGTTTCTCTATAGTCTCTGCATCAAAGTAAACACTAAACTCCCCTCTTTCTTTAGTATATCTGGGAATGCGTTGTTCTGGGACTAATACTACCCCTGCTAACTGCTTCTTTTGTTTATCCTCTACTTTTAGTTCTATTTTCTGTTTCTGTTCTTCACTAAGTTGAATAAACTCGTATTTATTAGCTGGACTTCCAATTAATGATATACCATATAATAAGCCATCATCATCTTCATCCCAAATAGCACGAAATATTTGTTCTTTTTCCATTGTATTATTCTTTTTGTCTATTTATATTAAAAACAACTTAGACGAATCTTGAGTTATTTTGTTTGTTTCTATCTAAATCTTGTTGGTTTGTTACTTTACCTGATACAACATAAGTTTCTCTTGGAGTATTATCCCTAGACTCTTCATTCTGGGCATTTCTTACACCTTCTGAATCTCCTACAGTATCAAATCTAGGCCCAGTAGATATATTACTACTAGCACCTCTTACACCACCACTAGATGCAGGCCCAGCACCAGTAGTAGGGTCAGTAGATGCAATCTTAGCTACTTGTAATAAACCAAATACTCCTGTAGCAACTGCTTGTGCAATAGCATAACCTGGTACTGGTACTCCAGCAAATGCAGCTAATGTTTTATTAATAGCTAAGTAGGTATTAAATGCAGACTCAGCAATAGCAAATCCTTTAGCAGCTATACTACCTTGTGCAAGTGATTTTACAATAGCACTAGTTGCACCTAAATATGCTTTTATTTCCTTATTCTTAGCATCCTCTGTAGTCTGTGCTTGGTCTTCTTCTACTTTATTTTTATTTTTTACTGTATTCTTATCAAATTCAGCAAGTAAAGCAGCTTTTTCTTTTTCAAATATTTCTAAGTCTTCTAATTCTTTGGAATAAGCTTCTCTTTGTTCTTGTCTCTCTTTCTCAAATATTTCAACTTGGGTTAAACCTTGTGTATCTTCATCAATATATTTATTTCTAATCTCTTGTAACTTAGATAATGATTCATCTTCTAAATCTTGAAGACCTTTATTATAAGCCATAGCTGCTGCTAAAAGTAAAGCATCTCTTTCTGCCCCAGCTTTTACAGTCTTCTTTATCATTATTTGTTGGTCTTCTAAAGTATTTTCTAATTCTACTTTACTCAACTGTTCTTTAGTTTTACCTATCTTTTTTAACTCTTGTAAATTAGTTCTTTTTTCTTCTCTTAAAGCTTGGTCTGCAAGTAATTGTTCAGAAGTATATCCTGCTATTCTTTCTTCTACATCTGCTACTTCTGCTTTAGCTTTTAATACAGCAGTTTCTAAATCAACGTTACCTTTATTATTTGCTAAGTCTGCTTCTGCTGCTGCTAATTTAGTTGCTGCTAAATCTGTCTCTAACTTACCTTGTTCCTTTAACTTTACAGCTATCTTATCATTAGCCTTTATTCTAGCTTCTATAGTTAAGTCTGTGTTATCTCTAACTTGTCTTAACTGTTCTACTTCTTTTTGACTTTGAAGAATACTTAAAGCAATTTGTGCTTCTGCTAATTTAGCGTCTTTCCTTAACTTAACCTGTGCATCAGCAGCATCATAAGTCTCTTTAGCATAATTAGCAATAGCAAGTCCCGTTTTCTTTAATGTCTTACTTATCTTATCATAACTATTATCTACGCCTGTATAAACATCAACTACTTCTTTACCTGCTTCTTTAGCTGTATTCCAAGCACCTGTAAAGTCTCCTTCAAATACTTGTTTAAGTGCTTTTCCTGCTAATCCTAAAGTGTCAATAAATGAATCAAACCTTTCAATAAGATTCTTTTTAATAGAGTCTCCTAAGTCACTTACAAATTTCTTGGGATTCTCAAATGCTTCTGTAAAGAACTTTGATATAGGTTCACTACTATCTATAAGGAAACTAACAAAGTCATTCATTACTCTGGAAAGTGCTTCCATTACCACATTAAAGGCATCAACTACCTTCTGGTTCTTCATTAAGGCTTCTGTGAACTTGGCAAACAAAGCAATGACTAATCCTATACCAGCAGCTTTTAAAGCAGTACCAATACCTTTAATACCTGTTTTAAATGCCCTTAATAACTTAGGAGTTTTCTTTGTCTCCTTATTAAGCTTCTGAGTTTCTTCAGTTACTCCTTTAATAGAATTTTTAGTATTCTTTATATCCTTTATTGCATCTTTGTTATTTACAACAAATTCAAATATCTTTTTTATTACTGACATATTATCCTAGTATTTTTAGTATTAGTCTTTTAACTATATTCCACCTTTTAAAATAACCCTTAAACACCCTAATATAAGGGTGTCTTGGGAGTTCTTTTGCTGACTGTACTCTATCAATTGTATCTGTTATCATTTCCTTTTATATTTATTCTAAAAACACTCATAATTAATTACCAAATTAACATAGGTCAGAATTTATAACTTCCCCATTACTATTGGTTTCTAATACTATACCTTCTCTAGAATAGAATCCTGAGTTAACTCTCAAAGAACCTGTACTGTTACTGTATAGTACTTGACTACCTCCAAAATTACTACTCTCTGACCAAACAGAAATGCTAGGATTTGTATTACAAGCATTTGATTCATCAAAACCTACAGCTACTAAGTATTCAAATAAATCGTTTGGATTAACTCCTGCTTGTGTTACTGTATGTATTTCAGTTAGGTTACCTGTAGAGAATGTTATATCCGCAACTCTAGTAGTATTTGATGAATTGTTAAGAACTCTTACTTCTAGGTTATCATTTCCACTTCCAGAGAATACATCAATGTCTATCCAATTGACATCTCTGAATACTGTCCAAGCTGTATTAGACTCAATAGTTATATTATAGTTCTGGTCACTTTTTGATACAGTTTTATTTTCAGGGTTAATTACTAAGGTATCACTAACTCCTATTTGTGAAACATTAAAATTCCTTGTAATAGTATTATTAGGACTACCTACATTAGCTTCTACTTGTAAAGTAGCACTTCTACTACTTCCAGAATTATTAGTATCAGCATCTATTATAAATGAACCATTACCTGTATCACTACCTCCAATTACTGTAAACCAAGAAGGTGCTGCACTAACTATCCAGCTTGAATTACTGGCAACATTTACACTTATATTATTTGGATTAAACTGTGGTAAACTAGCAGATGTAGGAATTAATGATAAAGTAGGTGTAAAAGCAGCTTGTGTAACATTATGTGTATCACTACTATTACCTACATTAGCTTCAACTGTAACTACACCTGTTCTAGTGTTGTCTGTGTTAGCAGAATAAATGTAATCTATCTCTTTATTACCAGAACCAGTTTGGTCAGCAGTAGGAATACTTAAAAAATTATTACCACTAGCACTCCAAGCAGTATTTGATATCACATCAATTGAATTACTACCACTTTGATTAGATACACTAGAATTATTAGGTCTTATTATAACTTTCCTATCTACTACTATATTTAATGATATTAAATTAGCTACACTTTGTTGTCCTAAGTTATCAACTGCAATCACTCTATATTTGTATTGTCCACCTCCAACTATATCAAAGTCTGTAAAGAATAAATTAGAAGTTGTACTTACATTTTCAAAGGCCCCAAAATTAAGACTTCTTTGTACTATGTAATTAGCAATAGTCCCATACTCAGGATTAGAAGCTAACCAAGAAATATCTATTCTATCTCCATTATCTAAGTAAGTTACTTGTCCTTGGGGTCTACCAGTAGGAGGGGGATTAGGTTGGTCATATTCTAATTGATTTACAACTAAAGTATCTTCAATATTATTTGTATTATTTCTTACTGTAACTATACCTTGTCTTTGTGAACCTAAATTATCATCTAAGGTTATACTTACATTATTACTATCACCATTTCCATTTGTTGTATTTAATGTTATCCAAGAAACATCTTTAGTTACTGTCCAAGATACATTTGAATCAACTTCATATATATAACTATTATTATCAAAATCTAAATTAACATTAGAAGGTATTACCGTTATAAAAGGCACTGCATCAGATTGTGTTATAAGTAAAGAATCTGTATAATAACTTGTAAAGAAGTTTCCTATTCTAAAAGTAATTAGAGAATCCCTATTTTCAGTTGTTGAGGGGTTTTCAGTTATTGTAAAAGTAAATCTATATCCTCCAGTTATAACAGTTGAAGAAGTTTCAGTTATAAAAGTTTCTTCTATAAAAGTAGTAGGTGTTACATCTGAATTTGTAGCTACTTCTACTGTAAAGTTTTGTGAACCACTACTTACATCTAAATCTTCTGTTAATACTTCTATGAAAGGTTCTGCTTCTTGAGTAAAACTAAATGTTCTAAAAGATTGTTGTGTCAAAGGAAATACTATAAAAGAATCATTTCTTTCTTCTTCTGTATCATTTTCAGTTATACTTAATCTTATAACACCATTACCAAAGTTTAATTCATCACTTAATAAAGTTATGTAATCAGGTAATTCTCCTATAGTCCAAAATCCATTTGATTGTACATCTACAGTAAACTCTTGTCCTACTTGTGCCAAAACCCTAGAAGTAGGAGATATTGTTAACTGTGTATTATTTAAGCTACCTACTCTTGATGCTTGGTTAATATTTACCACATAAGTCTGACCCCCAATGACAAGAGTTATAGAAGCATTTCTTTGTGAATTTATATAATTCTCACTTACAAAAACAGGTACATTAAATACTCTCCTATTACCAGAAATTTCCCCTAGAGTTATCCAACTTGAATTTTCAGAAATAGATTCTATATCTTTATCTGTTCTTACTACTATATTAGAGAATCCTCCACCTGCATTAAAGTTAATCTGCGTAGGACTTACAGTAGTTCCCGTAACTAAATATTGATTATTAAAGTTTGGAAACAGTCTAAAATTACTTTCATTAGTAGTTAAATCTATCTCAAAATCTTCTATACTGTATTTGTTATTCTTATATATTATCTGGCTATTTAAGTCTATATTATTAACTATGCTAGGAGGTAATATACTGTCCATAGAAGTTATCCTTGCATCAGAATTTAATAGATTATTTATCCATGGTTTGTGATTTTGGTTGTAAATATTTTTTAGTAAACTAGTTTGATGCCACCCATTTATTGTTGTGTCACTAAAGTCCAAATTATTAGAAACTTGTGATTCCACATAATTATTAGATGAGTCACAAATAGGTACTCCAAATATATCTATTATATTAGTACCTTGACCTTTACCTTGACCTTCATCTTCTTCTTCTTTAGGATTTAAATCTAATTTAATAGGTTTAACAGTTTCAGCATTAGTAATAGGTGTTAACCCATTATAATAAAAACTTAACATATTTTCTGGAAAAATTTTATCTATTTTATTTCCATCTACTTTATTATATATTGCTATATTTATATTAGAAGGTCTATTAGTATCTGTATTTTTTAATCTAACAAAGAATGGTATTTCTGTTTCTAATTCAATTTCTGTTGTTTTTTTATTATCTACTGGAAAGTTTTTAATATCATTTCCTCTAAACCTTCCTGTATTTTCTTTAAAATTTAATTGTAAATCACTATCTTCTTCTACTGAATAATTATAAGATATCTTTTTATTATTTTTATAAACAGAAGACTCCTCTGAATCTTCATCAACATACTTTGTAATATCAATTATATTACCTTCTGCATAATAATCATTTATATTTTGTAATCTAAAATTAGTTGTACTGTTAGGTCTTATAATTAATTTAAATTCTTTAATAAGATTTTTTAAATAATCTAATATTGTTATATCAGGCATATTTCTACTTACTGTAAAGGTAGGTAGTATTTCCTCTATAACTCTTACACCTCCTAATGCAGAAGCATCATTTATTTGTGTACCATCACCAGAAGTTCCTGGAAGTTTCCAAGTTGTAATCATATCTGAATAGTATTCATTACCATCAGCAGTATTTATTTCTTTATTAATTTGAATTTCAACTCTAAAGGTTTGGTCTATTACATCATTAGAATTTGGAACCATATTAAATTGAGTATTAAATATAATTTCAAAAAATCCATTATCCCCAATATTAGGATTTGTAGTACCTCTACCTTGTGTAAGTTCACTAGTATGTAATATATTATCCTCTCTATCAACTATTCTTATCTTAAAAAATATATCATTAGGAAATTTATATTTAAACTTATGTTCAAAATTAATTTCATAACTCTCATTAACAGACTCAGAACCTATTTCATCAGCTAAATTAGCACCAGTCATGTTCAAATTAATGTCATCACCATTAAATGTTAGGTATTCATCCCCAGCATAAGCAGAAGCTTCTAAAGACTCCCACTTAAATACATTACTTCCATCAGGGTTACCATTTAACCAAGTATATAAAGTAGTAAAATCTGTACTATCTATAAAGTCTCTAGAGAATGTTATACCATATTGTTCTTCTATTGCTTCAATGATAGCAGTTTGTCTTATAGCAGGTCTTAAATCCTCTACAAATAATCTACCTTCATCAAGGGTTATATCACTTTCATCTTCTGTTGTACCAGTGTTATATTCTATTTTTCTATCAGCAGGTACAATCATTGGCATTATCAAACTAGGTACTACAGATAAAGATTCAGTTAAAACTAAACTAGGTGTAGTAAATAAGGCAGTTATATTTCTTTCGTTAAAAGTGAAATTATAAGCAGAGAAATCTAGGTCTTTTAATTTAGCTTGTTCTCCTAAGTCATTACCTTCATTATCTTTTAATGTAAACAAATCTTCTAGACCTGTTACTTCCCCATAGAAAGTAATAGAATAAGAATTAATCTTCCCATCCTTATTTCTAATCTCTTCTAACTGTGTTTTACCTGTTCTAAACTGTAATGTATTATACTCAAGGAAAGAATCAACTCTTAAATTAGGGTTAAAACCATCTTTGACTCCCATCTCAAACCAGTTCTTAAATATCCTATTATTCTTAGGACTAGCTGGAACTGTAAATGTATTTACAAGGTCATTAAAAATAGCTTCAATATTCTCTGAGTCTACTAACTTACCCCTATACATTATACTCTCATCTTCAAATAAATCTATTTTATCAGATTTAGTGAAGATTGAGTTGTTATTTTCTGTATTAAATGTTCCTATGTGATAGTTTAAATTCATTATTCGTTTATTTTTATGTCCTCTTTAAATCTAAAGCTGTAATTAATCATGTCTGTCTGTAAATTATCCTCCTTATTAAAGTTGCTTTCTTCTAAAGACACTGCTTTTAATTCCCCTTCATATTCTAGCCAAACTTCTTCTGACATAAATAGGTCTTCATAACAATCATTCATGTAAGCATCAACTAAACCTGTGTTACATTCCCACTCTCTTTCCCCTACTTTATTGTAAGTTTTGTTTCTATGTCTTAAAGGTTCTTGTATATTACCATTAATATCTTTTACATCCCTTTTATATTTAGAACTATCAGTACTTACAGAATCAATACTTCTACCGCCCATATAGGTAGTTTCTAGCACTCCAAAGCTATTCTTAAATATTACTTTGAATGAATTAAATAAGGCACTTGTATTAGCTTTAAATAGAGTTACAGTATCAAATAGTCCATTGTTATCATAGAAGTCTACGACTGTTTTATCCTTATTAAAGTATAAGTCATAATCAATACATACATAGCTGATATATATATCTGAATTGTTAGGGTCTATATTCTCAAAATTTGTATTAAATAAAGTAACATCAAGTAAACCATCCCTAACTATTACCTTAGATACTCTTGAAGTTATAAAAGGAATTGTTATTTTATCTTTTGCCTTAAAGGTTCTTTTTTTACCTTTTAAAAGTATAGACTCAAAATCATTATACCCATCTAAAATAAAACCTATATTATTCTTCTCTTCTAATACATTATCATTAATTGATATGTTTGAAGAAAAGCTTATAAACTTACCTACATTTGCTGAATTTAAAATAGGAGAAGTTGTTCCATAATCTAAACTATCATAGTAGCTTATGTTCGATTCTAAATCACTAATGTCAATTAATGGACTAAGATTTAAAAACTGATTTGTTTGTGCATCACTTATCTTTTGCTTATCAATTTGATTACTATCTTCATTTAATTGCATAGAGAAAAACCCTTGTTCATATACGTCATATCTAAAACTAGCATTTGACCAGTTACTTGCAGCAGGTGATTTTATAAAGAAATCCTTTCTTATGGGGATATTGATAAGCCTACCTTCTAAACCAGCATCATTACTTGCTATTGTTATACTTAACTTATTGGGAATATCTTTTATTTGATTTATAAAGTATATATCATTCTCATTTTCAATTATTTTGAATACTCTAACGGTATCATTACCTATTTTTATGTATCTAAATCCTAAGTCTGTATCAATAGAATTTTGTTCTACAAGATTATTAAATAGATTATCCCTTGTAATACTTACACTTGAATTAACCAACAGTACTTCATTTGGGTTTAAGTCTGTAGTTAAATCATTGTATTCAATTATATCACCACCGATTAATAAATCATTTGTACTAGAGGAATTACCATCTTCTAAATAAGCAAATGCCTTTACACTATTATTTATATTTAACCTCTTGTCTAATAGACCTGTGTTTACATTTAATCTACCAAAATCATAAGATAAAGTTTGTGAAACAAAGTTTATGTAAATAGTATTATTCTCTGCAACTACTGCTTCAGTTATTGCATCAATATCATAATCAAAAATAAAGGTTGGGTCAATAACACCATCTAAATTTACTCTTATTATTTTATTAACAT